ATAACTTTCACTCAAGCAACAGGAACTACTTCTGAGCTTTTAACAAGTGCAACTAATCCTAATCAGTATGCAAGAGCAGTTCTAACTTTTGGTGGAACAGGCTCTATAACTGCTGCTGTAGGTTTTGCACAGGGATAAATTAAGGAAAATAGGAGAAAGATAAATGCCAACATTTACACATGGAAAGAATGCAGCTTTTAAAATAGATGACTCTGGAGGAACATTAAGAGATATTTCTGATGTTTTAACAGATGTTGCTGTTTCAAGAACTGCAGATGTAGCAGAGGTTTCAGCATTCTCAAATAGTTCTAAGGCTTATGTAGCAGGACTAAAGGATGCAACAATAACAATCTCTGGATCTTTTGATGCAACTGTTGATGGTTACTTATCTGGAATACTTGGTGTTGAGGGATCTTTTGAGTTCTATCCAATTGGAACTACAGGAGGAAATCCTAAGGCTTTAGGAGAATGTATCATGACTTCTTATGATAGAACTCCTGATGTAGGTGGAGCTGTTAGCTTCACAGCAGCTTTTCAAGTTTCTGGAGATGTAACTGAAACAACTGCTTAAAATATAAGTAGTTAAAACAGGAGGCATTAATGAAAAGACTTAGCTTAGATGATATATCTAATGCTCCATCTTTACCAGAAAAAGAAATTGAGATACCTGAATGGGATGCAACAGTATTAGTTACAGGTTTAACTAAAGCTGATGCAGTAGAAATCAATGAACTATCTGAAAAAGATGGAGTTAGAGATGAAGTTCTTTTTGAGAAACATTTACTTCTTAAAGGATTAAAAGAGCCACAATTTGATGATTTAGATCAAGTTGAGGAGTTTTACAGTAAAGCTACACCATCAATAGTAGATAAAGTGCTTATAGGCATCTATAGGTGTATGGCTTGGACTAAGGAGGATCAGGCTTCAATAGCCTCTGAGTTTCCAGAATAATACAGAGTTGGCTTTTGAATTTAGACTAGCTTTAGATTTAGGCATGACAGTTGATGCTCTAAGAAAGTCTATGAGTATGCAAGAATTTGAGTCTTGGAAGTTATACTACATAGATAGAAACAAAAAAGAGCAGAAAGCTATCACAGAGGCTAATGCTAAAGCTAAATTGAGGAGATAATGGCAAGAGCAACTTTAGAGATGTTCCTAAAGCTAACAGGAGCTAATAAAACATCTCAGGGATTAGATAAAGTATCTAAATCAACTAAAGAACTTGATAAAGATGTTAAGAACTCTGCAAAACAAAATGAACAATTTGCAGCAGGTATGTCTGGACTTGGTGCAACAGCTATTGTTGGTGCAGCAGGTTTAGCAGCTAAATCTCTACTAGATTTTTCTTTATCAGCTATACAAGCAGCTAGTTCAGCTCAAGAAGCTGCAGGAGCTTTTGGAACTACTTTTGGAGGAGCTGCAGAAAAACTTAATCAACAACTAGCAGAAAATGCTAATCTTTTTGGATTAACAACAGCAGAAGCACAACAACTTATTTCAGTATTTGGATCTGTTGCACAGGGTATTGGTTTTACTCAACAAGAATCAGCAGATTTATCATCAGAACTTTTTAATTTAGCAGGAGATATAGCATCATTTAACAACATTACAGCAGGTGCAGCTCCTGTACTTCAAGCATTTAGATCAGCATTAGTTGGAGAAAGAGAAGCTCTAAAAACTTATGGTATTGCTATTACTGAGGCAGAAGTACAAACAAAGGCTTTTGAACAAACAGGAAAAAACTCTGCAGATGCTTTAACCAGACAAGAAAAAGCATTAGCAACATCAGCTTTAATATTTGAAAGAGCAACAGTTCAACAGGGTAATGCTGCAAGAGAAGCCTCTGGATTTGCTGCTCAAACATTAATAGCTAGATCTGCAACACAAGAACTTAGAGAGGAACTTGGAGAGGAATTATTACCTGCAGCAGGAGAAGTCTTAAGAGTATTTAATGAGATTAGAGAGGATTCTACTCCTGCATTAATTAATAGATTCTCTGATCTTAATTTACAGGTACTTGGTGTTGTATCAGTTTTTGAAAGTTTAAGAGATGTTTTATCTTTTAATAGTGATGCTACAAATGAAAATTTAAGAACACAACTAGCCTCTACTAATGCAATAACAAGAATAGGTGCTGCATTAAAAGCATTAGGAATAATTAGAAAAACTGAGATGGCAGGAGAAAAAGCTCAAGAAACACAAACACAGAACTTAATACAGCAATTTGAAAACTATAACTCTGCACAAGAAAAAATAATACAATCTTTTGTTAGCTTTAGACAGGGTGTAGCAATTGCTAGAGTAGCAACACAAAAATATGGAGAGGAAATAGATAAAAAGTTTAATCCTATATTTGGAGAACAAAACTCTTTAATTTTATCAAATATACAACTTGAAACTGATAGAAAAAAATTATTAGATCTTATTAGTTCTGGTAATGATGATGTTGCTCAAGCTACTAAAAACAGAAATCAAGCAGCTAAAGAATTAGAAGAATTACAAATACAAGAAAATGTTAGAGATGCAGAAGCTGCAATTAGAAAAGCAGAATTACAAACACAAATAGCTTTATTAACTGAAGCACAAGCAAATGGCAAAGATGTTACTTTAGATCTTGCATTAGCAGAGGCAGAACTTGCTGAAGCAGAATTTGAATTAGCTAATGAATCAGATAGATTAAAACTTGCTAGAGATGCTTTAACAATAGCTGAGAATAATTTAGAAGCTGCATTAAAAAATCAAGAAAAAGCAAGAGTTGCTGTAAGAGATGCATTAATTGGAGAAACTGCAGCTACTAAAGAGGACACTAAAGAAAAGCATAAAAATGCTGATGCTATACAAAGACAAATAGATTTAATGAGATTATTTAAATCTATTGAAACAGATCCTTTTAGATTTAAACCTCCACAACCAGAGCCAGAGCCAGAGCCAGAGCCAGAGCCTGAGCCATCTCCTGAGCCAGATCCATTTATAGATCCAGATTTATTCAAAGCATTAGAGGGTGTTGGAGGTACTGATACACCTTCAGATACTTTAGGAGATAATAGCAATGTAATTACAGGTAATAATAGTGGTGGAGATACTAATCTTAATTTAACTTTAGAACTTGATGGAGATGCTTTACAACAATACAATATAAAATTACAACAACAGGGTAAAACTTTCCAGATAAGATAATGAGTGTTCCTTTTGATTCTAATGTTACTTTAACTTGTGAAATAGCTTTTGATAGTAATCCTCTAGATAGCACACAAAATTGGACAGATGTATCTGCTTATTTAAGAAGTTTTAATACAAACAGAGGTAGAATTAGCAACTTATCACAATTCCAGACAGGAACAGCAGTTGTTACTTTAGATAACAGAGATAATAGATTTTCTCCTAATCAAACAACTTATTATTATGATGCAACTAATGGCAGAACTAAAATACAACCTCTTAAAAGGCTTAGAATAAGAGCTGAGTATGATTCTACAACTTATGATCTATTTCATGGCTTTGTTGAGAGCTTTCCTGTACAGTATGCAGGGCAGGGCTATGATTCAAGCACAAAAATAAGAGTTGTAGATGCTTTTAAACTATTCTTTAATGCAACTTTAGATGGTATTGGATGGCAGTTAGGAATATCTAAATTAGGATCAACTACTAGGCTAACTTTATCTCAAGCACAAGAATTAAGCTCTGTAAGGGTTAAAAACATACTTGATAGCTTTGGTTATAGTAATCAGGCAATATCTACAGGACAATTACAAGTGCAAACACAATCAGAAACAGATGACTTATTAACAGCTCTTAGGAAAGTAGAAACTGCTGAAAATGGAACTTTCTTTATAGCAGCTAATGGAGATGCAACATTTAGAGATAGAAATTACAGATTAGTAAATACAACAACTCCAGATGCTACTTTTGGGCAGGGAGTAGGAGAGTTACCTTATGTTGATATTATTAGCTCTTATGATGATAATAAAATTGTTAATACAGTACAGAGAACAAGAGAGGGTGGATCTACACAGATTGCAATAGATTCAGACTCAGTAGAGAGATTTGGAACTCATGTTTTAACTGAATCTGGTACTTTAAATGTTAGTGATGCCAATGCTTTATCAATAGCTAGTCAGAAAGTAGTAGCTAACTCTATTCCACAAACAACAGTAGAGAGCTTATCTTTTGCTCCTCAACAAGATATAAATTTATGGGAAAAAGCACTAGGATTAGACATAGGAAGTTATGTAGAAACTCAAGTAACAACTCCATCTACAGACATAGAAACTTATGATTTGTTTATAGAGAGAATAAGGCATAAAGTAGATGCTAGAAACAAGACTTGGAATTGGCAGATAGGCTTATCTCCTGCTGAAACAGGAGCTTGGATTCTAGGAGTTAATAGTTTAGGAATTGATACTAACTTAAGTTATACTTAGAAAGAATTAAGGAGATTTTATAAATGGCAGCAGGTAATTGGGTAGATTGGAACACAGGAGATCTTGTAACAGCAGCAGCATTTCAAGATATGCAAGATTCTATAGTTTTTATTTATGCTGATGAAACAGCAGCTAATGCAGCTTTAACAAACAAAGTACAGGGAACTATCTTTTATGATACTACTGCAGATGTTCTTAAAGCATGGGATGGCTCTGCTTGGATAAGTGCAGAAACAGGAGATATTGAGGGAGTTACTGCAGGAACTAACCTAAATGGTGGTGGTACTTCTGGAACAGTAACAGTTAATCTTGATTCAACAGTA